TTTTAGCTGTAACCGTTACATATTGGTATCGTCTGGAACCTTCTAAGAATGAAGAAAGAACATAGGTTTTACCAACTTCTAACCGTGAAATATTAACTAGAGGACCCATATCCATAGGAGGTTCAGATAAAGGGTTTATTAAAAGATAGCCTTCAGGTACTGGAGGTAATGGAGGTGGTGCTGCTGGAGGAGGATATGGAGCCCAACGTCTCATTATGTCAAATGGTTATTTTTTTTGAACGAGTGCGCTTTGAACGAATCTTTCTTCTAGTTTTGCGACCTGAATATTGAGTTCTCTTTGGATCAGCCCCTTGAATACCTGCTTTTTTCTTAAGTTCGTCTTCTTGTTGATATGCATTTTTACCTTCAATTCCAGTTAACATACTAGCAATCTTACCTTCAGCTCCATGTGGTAATCCAGTATATGCTCCCATTAGTTTAGTATTTCTTACATTTCTACCCATTTCTTTAATAAGATCCACAAAGAATGGAGATTCTTCAGATGGTCTACGAGCTATTATAGTAGGAATCCAAAGACCACCAATATCACCAATAATTTTAAATTCAATCCATAGTATACCACTCTTTCGTTCTTTATCTATTGATTTTATTTTTACAGGTATATAGAACTCTTGGTTTGTTAAATGCATATAACTTTCTCCTACAACTAGTTTATCTATTTCAACACGATCTCCTACTCTTGGATTATTCATTATGTTGAACGCTTATATTTTTTTCAACACGCCTCAATATAATGAGGGCAACACAGTATGTACTTCCTAACAGAAAGGCGTTTTCGGACGCAATCACACGAATGTTCATTAAATCAGACTACCGATCCAAGGATAAAGACCCATTAGATGAAGAAGACAAGAATATTGACCTTTGTTTGCAACGAAGTGGAACAGGTCGTGAATTGTTTCCGTATCAAAAGATCATTCGCGACTACTTGAAGATTGAAACGCCATATCGTGGTGTGTTAGTGTATCACGGACTAGGATCTGGTAAAACTTGTTCATCCATTGCAGTTGCTGAGTCTTTGTTGACCACGCAAAAGGTGTATGTTATGATTCCTGCTTCACTTGAAAAAAACTACCGCGAGGAACTTCAGAAATGCGGTGATCCAATCTACGCAGTGGAGAACTTTTGGACATTGAAACCTATGTCGGATGAAGTCCGTGCAGAAGGTAAGAAACTTGGAATTTCAGACAAGTTCATGGACAAATATAACAGTATCTACACAACTACGTCTGGAAATGAACCGAACTTTGAGAGTCTATCTACTCAAGACAAGAAGTTGATTCGTGAACAAATCAAAGACATTCTTGAACAACGATTTACGTTTATTCGCTACACAGGTCTGACCCGAAACTCAATTGCAGAGTATACTGCTGAAGGAATGTATGATGATTCAGTCGTGATTATTGATGAAGCACATAACTTGATTTCACGTGTCATCAATGAGTCTGAGATTACTGATAAGTTATACAATGCGATTTACAACGCAAAACGATGTAAAGTCGTTGCATTATCTGGAACTCCAGTCATTAACTCACCCAATGAAATCGCATACATGATGAATCTACTTCGTGGACCCATTGAACGAATCACGATGCCCTTCAAAACCATTCCAACATGGGACGAAGAACGAATTACAAAAGCGTTCCGTGCAATCCCTGAAGTAGATACAATTGAGTTCAATGCAGTCAAGAAGTTCGTGATGGTTACACGTAATCCACCTCAGTTTAGATCAACCTATAACGGTGAAGGAGACCGTGTTGCAGTTCAATACATGAAGGATTTACCCTTTATTCCTCAACCATCGGATTGGGTTGCATCCATCAAACAAAAAGTAGAAACTGACGTAGGTGGAGGTGAAATTGCTATAGATCGTGTGACCACAGAACAACTTCAATGTCTTCCAACAGACTACGAAGAGTTTGCAAACTTGTTCTTGGATGGATTGAATATCAAAAATCCAATGATGTTTCGCCGTCGTATTCAAGGATTGGTTTCGTATTTCAAAGGTGCTGATGAACGTTTACTTCCACGTAGGACTGATCTAGAAAAAACATTACAAAAGGTGGAGATGTCTAGTTCTCAATTCAATCGTTATTTGGAAGTGCGTTGGATGGAAATGAAGATTGATTCACGAAGAGGTCGTTCCAAGATGAATGAAGATTTAAGTACGTTTCGTGTTCCAACTAGGTTAGTCTGCGACTATGCTCTTCCTCCTGAATTAGCTATGAAGGAAATCTCAGGAGATACTCCATCTGAAAACAAGAAACCTGAGAAGGAAGCAGGAGATGTGGTCATAAAGAAACTCAAGACAAATCCTGAGAAGTACCTCTCTGAAAAAGGATTGGAAATCTACAGTCCTAAAATGCTTGCCATCTTGAAAAACATCAAAGCGTCCTTAGGCAGTAATCAGTTTATCTACTCTCAATATCGTGCATTGGAAGGTTTGGGTATTCTATCTGCTGTATTGGATGTATCTGGTTGGCAACCCTATAAAATTATTAAACAAGCCAATCAGTGGATTGAAGACCCTGAACTGCTAGATGACCGTCCAGCGTATACATTTTACACTGGTGAGGAAAACGAAGAAGAGCGTGATTTAACCCGTCAAATTTTTAATGGAGTGTATTCTAAGAACTTTCCAGCTTCATTGAAAGAGAGTGTAGCAAGACGACCTAAAAAGATTCTTCAATTGTTGATGGCGTCTTCCTCAGGTGCAGAAGGTATTACGTTGAACAATGTGAGACACGTTCACATCATGGAACCACATTGGACTCCTTCACGACATGACCAAGTTATTGGACGTGCTATTCGTATTTGCTCACATGCTACTTTGCCATTAGAAGACCGAACCGTCAAGGTGAATTTTTACATCTCAGTGTTTTCAGACGATCAAAAGAAGACGCAAGATGGTCCAAACATCACACCTATACGACGCAATGATATGGTGATGAAACGGTATGAAGGGGAACCTGTAGAAACCTTCATGTCCACAGATGAATACCTTTACGAAACTGCTTTCGAAAAGGAACGCATCGGTCAGCGGATTGCATTGTTGTTAAAAGAGTCGGCCATTGATTGTGAGATTCATCGTAAACTCCACGCGAAGGAAAAACCAGTTGTTTCGTGTATGCGTTTTGATTCATCTACAACTGGAGAAGATCTGGCATTCCGTCCGAATATCAAGAATGAAGAGTTGGATGCAACGGTCCTTCGTAATACCTCCAAAAAACACCGACGTCTTCAAAAAGTATTGATTAAAGGAATTTCATTGATTTTAGATCCTCAATCAAAGGAACTGTTTGACGGACCCGCATGGGATGATAATCAGCGTTTATTAAGAATGGGTACGTTAGTTTCGCCTACCTCAATACAATTTCTGACTTAACATCTTCCAACCATGAAGCACACACTTCATCCCATGTTTTGAATGGAAAATTTAGAGCAGATGTTTTCATCTCGGGGAGGCATGCAATTGCAGAAGTCATTGAATCCGCAACTTGTTTGTAGTCAAACGTTGGAGCCCAAAGTCCAAGAGGCATGGCTCCTGAAAAATAAGTACGGTCTGTTGGTGGAATAAATGTACAGACTTTGTCATCCATGAATGAACGATAGGTTCCGATATCCGTAACAATCTGAGGAGCGCCAGTATACAAGTGTTCAATTTGACAAAGACCAAATCCTTCTCCGTCCGATAAATTGATTCCTAAATCAGCTGCATTATAAATTTCATTGATTGCAGTATCTGGGAGTGGAGTCTTTGATGTGTCCACTAACATTAGACGCTTCATATAATCATCTTTATTTAACCCTTGACGAGTCAACTCAGTTTGATAAATACGTCCTGCATCGTAATACGAACCATGTTGAGGATTCAATCCGGTGACAATCATCATATAATAAGGTTTTGTTGGATTTCTACGAAGGAGATCAACAAATCCCATAATCGCAAGGTCATGTCGTTTGCGTTGAGTGTTGCGGTTTGCATTCACAATTAACACGGAGTCTGAATCTAGTCCCATAGACTTACGAATCATAGTTCTTGCAGAAGGGTCCATCTTTGTAAATAGACTTTTGTCCACTGCATTCTCCAAAACACGAATGTCTGGAAATGATCCATACTTTGTATACACATCTGCCCAGTGTTGTGTGAAACAATAAATACGGTCTGCGTTCTTGTTCATGGTATCAATCAAAGGAGGAGCAATACCTTCATAGACTTGGTCAACATATAACCATAACTTGTAAGAGGACTCACCCTTCTTGAACTTCATTGCTTCAATGAATCGGTGGATGATCAATGGATCATTGTAAATCATCACTACATCTGGATTGACCATCTCCAAATACTCATGAATTTTATTGAATCCAAATCCTTCTTCCTTTGGATCTTCGTTTGCTGCTGCATCATATCCAATGATTCCAGATGGAACTTTACGTAGATTGCTAGCGGATGGATGACGTTGAAATCCAAAATGGTAGGTTTTTACCTTAGGAGCAAGGGTTGAAAGTTGCTTGAGAAGATTGAAGACAACCTTTGAGTATCCAGTGGTCTGATCCACATGTGTGCTTACGAGAACGAACCTCATTATGTAGTAGACTCTTTTCCTATCTAAATTACAAATGCAAGTCAACTCTGCACAAGATTACCTGACGAATCAGAAACGACGTATCATTGCTAAATCTCTTTTATCTTCGCCTCCTCCTCAGAAGCGAAGAACCAATGGTCAATACATTGGAGTCCTTGCAAATAAGTCTGAACGATACACTCGTTTTGTAGCTGGAATTGGTATCAATACATCAGGACCTGCTACACTTGGAGCAACCTATTCATCTTCATGCTGTGTTCCTTCCAATTCTGCATCCACGACATATCTGGTCTAAACCATTCTAAGTAGATACTAATAATGCCAGGTGGTCTTCTCCAACTTGTTGCGATAGGAGCACAGAACGAACTTGTCAATGGAAGTCCATCCATGACCCATTTCAGAGCAGTATATCGTCGTCATACTAACTTTGCAATGGAGTCTATTCGAATGACCTTTGGGAGTTCAAATTTAGAGTTTTCTCCAACCTCTACTCGAACCATTTCATGTCGTATTGATCGGTACGCACAGATGCTTCATGATACCTATCTTGTATTGACACTTCCTGATATTTGGTCACCTCTTTCTTATCTTGGATTGAATATCAGACCTCCTACAGGATACGATCAACGATCCAATTCAATTGGGTATGAATTCAAGTGGATTGAAAACATTGGATACAACTTGATTGATTCTGTTGAAATCACTGCAAATGGACAAAGTCTTCAACGACTCAGTGGTGAATGGTTGAAGTTTTACTCGTATTTGACACACGATGCGAATAAGAGAGCCATTGTAGATCAGATGATTGGAAACGTTCCTGAATTGAACAATCCTGGAAACGCATACGGAAGACTTGGACAATATCCACATGCAGTTGCTCCATTGAATCAACCTGGTGGAATCCCTAACACTAAGATTCCTGAACCTTCTATTCGTTCACGACAATTAATCATTCCTTTGCATTTCTGGTTTGCTGAGAATCCAGGTATGGCGCTTCCTTTAGTGTCTATGCAAAACTCAGAAGTCTTTATCAATGTAACTTACCGACCGTTGAATCAATTGTTTACCATTGTGGATGTGAACCCTTCAAGTTCTACTTATGGACAACGCATTCGTTCTAATGATGGTCTTGGACGTTTCTTATCACCTCCTCTTGCAAATGGAACCATTAGTAATCCTAGTTTGTCCACCTTTTTCCCAGATCCGTATTTAGAGGGTAACTTTATCTACTTGACTGAAATGGAGATGGCACAACTTGCTACTGCAGATCAGACCTTCCTTGTTAAGACTATTAAATTTGTCAACAATCCAGGACAATATGGAGGTAATTCAGACATTGAAATTCCCTTTTTCAATTTAGTCACTCGCATTGTGTTTTCAACTCAGCGTTCGGATAAGATTTTGACAAACGATTGGGATAATTACACGAACTGGGATAATCCTAATGTGGCTCCATTTACATCTACAGGTACTGCAAACGATGTCTTCTCATCCATTACTCAATCTAGTGAATCACAAACATTTATGTATTCAAGTGGACAACAACAAATCACTTCTGTGTATCCTCGTGATCCAATTGTGAATGGTCAAATTTTGTTGGATGGTAAAGAACGCTTTTCAGTGAAACCCACTTCTTACTTTTCATTACTTCAAATGTACAAACACACAACCGGTGATAGTCCAGTTATACCAGGTGTCTACATGTATTCATTTGCTCTCAACAATGATTTGTATCAACCAAGTGGAGCGATTAATGGAAGTATGTTCAATAAAGTCATTCTACGACTTGGATTACAACAACCTCTTCCAACTACACAAGGTGTTGCTTCTCAAGACACGGTGTGCGTTTTGAAATCTTCAGTCTTCAGTCCAAATCCAGTGATCATTACTGCAGGACAACTTGCATTAAGGAATCCAGATGGAACCTTGTTGTATCCTCCCGATTCAATTGTATCCGTCGTTCGAAATACAAATGGAGACAGTATAATCTTTGCTTACACTTACAATTTAGGTGTCTATGTAGAATCCATCAATTTCTTACGAATCGTCAGTGGTCTTGCGAATTTCGTGTTTGCTAACTAACAATGGGCATTACAATTAAACGTGCTACGTGGGGTGATGAAAAAGCAACCACAGATATTACTGCTTCAATGGTAGAGAAAGCAAAACCAGGATACCTTGATGTTGTTGCAGATAACAAACTAGTTCCTGCAGTTGATTTATTAACAGGGTCAAAAGACATTTCAATTGATGATACAGAAATGGGTGCAATTAAACAGGATGCAATAAAGAACTGTGGTGGAGGAGAAGATCAGAAATGTGTTGACTATCAAGTCAACATGATGCAATCTAGTCTTTTACAAAAAAAGGTTGCTGAATCTCAATCGTCTTCAAACATTGTTACAGGTCGTCGTTTAACCTTGACCTACATTGACGATAAAGGTGTTGAACGACAGACTGCGATTCCAGATGGACAACAGGTAAAGTTTGGTGAAAAACCTAAATCATCGTTTAGTGTCCCATCCATTTCTTGGTCTATTTTTACAGGAGTTGGAACTACCTTCTTCTATATTGCTATGGTAGTCTTAGGAGTAGTTCATGTCTATGCAGTTGCTTCAACCTATCGTACATTTGCTGAAATGGGTCTCACTACTGCCAAAGTTGTCTTGACTGCAATCGCGGCAATCATACCACTCTCAGGATTGTTGATTACTCCAATAGGCGTGGCGTACTTACAAAAAGTTCCTCCAAAGGTATAATGTTTCATATCCTGTGGATTGCTGCAGGCGTTATTTTCGGAATGTTGATTGCATGTGTCGTTGTCCCTCCTACTCGCGTCCAAACAACACTTCCAACTCCTCATGATGAAGACCTATTTCATACAGATACAGGATGTGTCCGAACGCATGCTATTGAAGTCCCCTGTGGAGTTGAAGCAGATTCATTGAATCTACTCGCAAGTCTAAACAAGAAGTAATGCTAGACATCACAAAAGCGTTGGAACGTGCAGGTCCCTTTTTTTCGTTCATTATTGGACTCGGACTATCCGTCTTATTGTTTCATCGTAACTATGCTACCTATCGCACACTTGCCTTGCCTCTACCTGAAATTGAATCTAAAACAGTCAAAGTAGATGGGAAGTGTTACAAGTATCGCGTGGAAGATGCAACTTGCGAAATCCCGTCTCCTTCATAAACAATGGACGACTCAACTTCCCTGGATGCTCTACTCCCTTCGCCTCAACTCCCTCAATCTATGCCTCCCATGGCAGGTGTTTCTGGATCTGATCACATTCAGAGAACCCAGATGGCACCCTCTTTCAAACCTAGTCTCCCTATGATGAGAATGATGTGGGCAAATTTGACATTGTATATTTCATTCTTTTTGGCAACTGTATTGTTATCATTGTCAGCACCTCGTGATTTGCTGTTACGATACATTCCTAATGCATATACTTCTGGAGGTGTTGTCTCTTGGCAAGGAGCAGGTGTTTTAGGTCTTGCAGCAGTGGTTGTATCTCATTTATTGAACGTCTTTCTACTCAGTTTTCTGGGATAAAATGGAAGACATTTAAGTAGAACTGATTAACTCATATAAAATGACTCCTATTCTCTCTGATCAAGATATCAAAGATTTAATAAACTTGCGAAACCATCAAGGTAAAATAGAGTTTTCAATCTACTTGCACTCTCTTTTAATGGATTCTGCTCGTAAACGAAATCTTAAACAATCATTTGTAGAGTGCTTAGAAGCAAGAATTGATCCTCAAATTGAACTCTGCACTTTGGATTGTACAATGAAGTTCCGTTCATTGATGTTTGATGTTGAAAGTGTTCTGAACGAATATTCAGTTCTTCAAGAACTTGAGAAGTTTTGCGGAAAATACGTTCAAGCGTACTATTTCGGATCTGAGAACAATAGACTTAAAATTGCTCTAAAGTTTGCTCCTCCTCAGTCAGAAATAACTCCTGAAACACCATTCACCGATCCAATCTGGGACAGACGTCTAGAGAAGGAGACGAGCTGGTGAACATTTTTTTGACTACAAACTATAATGGTTGAGATTAGGAACGCGAATCCGATCGCAGTGGATCTTCAAAACATCTATATATCTAATTTTGATTCTTATCGTGCTGAGGATGTTCCAGAGTTTAATCACGCTATCTTGAAGCTTGGTACAGATTCAACCCCCCGTTTACTTGCAGGTAAAACAGAGACTGGGTTTCAAGATGGACCTGCTAATCAGGCTACATTTAATAAACCTATAGATGTTGTATCCTATCGTGGAACCCTGTATGTGCTTGATAGAGGAAATAATGCGATTCGTAAAGTGGATGCTCAAGGAAACGTAACTACATTTGCGAGTGCGACTGAAGGACGTGGATTTAAAGCACCTTTTGATCGTATGTTATGTTTTACAATTGATTCAACTGGAACTGTTTATGTAGCAGATCGTGATCCTGGTGGTAGTCATGTGATTAAAATTACAAGTACAGGAGAAGTCACTGTATTTCGCCATCTACTTAATTACTTTGTATACTCAATTGCAGTGGATGACTCTGGACTTCTCTATTCAACTTCACCTTCAAAACACTGTATCTACAGAGCAAAACTTGGAGTTGATGATAAAGCTACGGTCTTTGCAGGTGATGAGCGACAAAGTGGATATGTAGATGGTAGTGGAACCCAAGGGCGTTTTTACCAACCTTGGGGACTTGTAATTGGTACAGATGGAAATATCTATGTTGCTGATTTTGATAACCATCGTATTCGTAGGGTCACACCTCAAGGTGTAGTGACTACATTAGCAGGTAATGGAAACGCAATGAGAATGGATGGTATGGGTGTTGAATCATCTCTTTACTATCCAATGTATTTAGCATTTCACCCTCGTGATATGATTCTCTATGTACTAGAAGGCGATGATGATGATCTTGCGATTCGTAATATAGATGCAGATACAGGAGCAGTTGCAACTGTCTATTCAAACTTTCCAAATGATGAAGAAGCTCCTCCACCTCCATCTCCCTCAGCATTTCTCACACCTCCAGAATCTCCTCCTTTAAAAGACATTGAAGCCGGATCAGGTGATGTCATTTCGTCGGATGATATTGAAGAAGGTTCAGTTGTAGGACAGATTGTAGGTGAAGGAGGAACGATTGCAAAATCTCAGTATTACTTCCCTACTTCATTGCAAAACTTATTACAACAAGGACCATCAAAGTTCATAGATCCATATACCCGAAAAAAGATTGTAGGTGTGAACTGGTATAAAGCTCACTTAGTCCCTGCAGGTTCATTAGGTGGTCGTAAAAAGACCCGTAAGTCCAAGAAGTCTAAACGTAAAACATTCCGTAAAAAACGAACCCAGATTCGTAAATCAAAGAAATCTAGAAAGTAATAATGAGTTCACACCAATGTTCAGCCTGTCGTATGTTTATTCACGACACTCTGAGTGTTCCCATTTCTAAAGATGAACTGTACTATGGATATTACAATCTGAAATGTATACCCCCTATGATTCCCGAACTAGTTCCAGAATTTCAAAGACTTGTCTCTAACCATCGTTTTGAGTTGGGACAAGTTCCGTTAAGAAAACATACAACCTATATTGCGATACGACTGATTGAAGAAGGATTAGTGAAACGAAAGGGTATTTCCTTTCATGGAGAAATCACAAGTTCAAAACCATTGTTCATGGCTCTTCAATGGATCTATTATTATTTTGAAAAACTCAAACATCTTAAAGCAATTCATGATAGTCATTCTGGAGGATACAAAGAAGCACCTCCTGCTCCATTACCTGTTCATATTCTTCTTAGATATGAAGACGCGGGATTTGTCTCGATTAAAGACAACATGCTGTAACTAAGTAATGTTCCTCCAACCCAACTATATGGCTGAACCACCTGCATGGTTCTATCCTCGCATCTTGGTTGGAGCAGGTGAAATGCTAACTCCTTCATTTTGTTCCAAATATAAAATTACACACGTTATCAATTGTGCATTTCCAGAAGATTCACCTGCTTGGTTTAGAACGCAAAATCCTACACGCTATCTAGGACTGAGTGCTGAAGATTCAATCACTGTGAATATCCTCACATGGTATCCTGCGTTTGAGACCGTATTATCTACCTTTTTACGTGAACCAAACTCCGGAACAGTGTTTGTCCACTGTCAATGTGGTATTAATCGCTCTGCGTTCTTAGCGCTGACCTATATTACGACTCATTTTTCAATGCCCTATGATTCTACATTAGCACTCTTAAAAAAGCAACGACCATGTATGTTTACAAATCCAGTCTTCAGGAAGCAGACAGAAACATTTGTAAATGGATGTGTTCCGAATTCGTAAAACGAGAGAGGTGGGAAGTACAGGATCGTCAATGGGAACATTGGATTCAATTCATCAAGACCAAGTTAGAGGGTTACATACTTCGGACATACAACGGGATGAATTGACTCTTAAACTTAAAACATTACAAACACAACGAGAAACATTGAGTAATTCAAATGAACTTACTGAAATTGTTAAGTGTTCGCAAATTGATAGACAAATTCAAGAAGTCGAAGATGAATTGTCAAAGACGAATCCAGTGGAAGAATACTACATGAAAAATGTAGACATCTTGCTAGACTATTATGGTAAGGAAACCTCAAGTGTTACACAGTCTACTCCTCTTCCTAAAGACGCACACACATTCATGAAATTCTTTTCAGCCAATACACCTGCAGTGGATACAGGATTATCCAAGAAACAGATCTTTGATGAATACGTGACTCGTATGAAACTAAGCAATGGTCCAGAAGCAACACAATTATTAACCGAACACTGTCCTGGATGTAATGTTGCACGTGAAGAAATCAGTTCAGAAGGTATTTTAGTCTGTCCTTCTTGCGGGTCTGAAGAGTATGCGTTAGTCGTTTCAGATTTCCCAAGTTTCCGTGATCCACCCAAAGACCGAAACAATTACGCATACAAAAAGATTAACCATCTGAATGAGATTCTGAACCAGTTCCAAGCAAAGGAGTCTACCATTATTCCCGAAGAAGTGATGAATGAAGTGATTCTTGAAATCAAGAAACGTAGGATTGATAATATTGCGGATATGTCTGAAGAAGACATACGTCAGATTCTGAAAAAGTTAGGACGATCCAAGTATTATGAGCATCGTGCACATATTTTGAGTAGGTTGAACGGTAATCCTCCACCAACCATTACCCCAGAAATTGAGGAAAAGGTTCGTGCAATGTTTCAGGAAATTCAAGCGCCATTCTTGTTATATTGTCCAAATGACCGAACGAACTTTCTGAGTTATTCCTACATTTTGTACAAGTTCTTTGAGTTGCTAGATTTGGATGAATACAAAGTGTTCTTTCCATTGTTGAAATCACGAGACCGCTTGATTGCTCATGACACAATCTGGGCAAAGATCTGTGATTACCTGAATTGGGAATTTATTAGGAGCGTATAAGTAAATGAATCATTCTACATTTAAGCTTCCACTTATTCAGTTAGAGGATGTGAAGAAAATGGACGATAAAGAGATCGCCACACATCTAACAAAAGATGATGCTCTAAAGAAGTCATATGAAGCCAAAGGTTACAAGTGGAACGAGCCTGTGGAAAAACTACAGGAACATGGACGCGATGGGAAGGCACTGTGGCTACTATTCGGTAGTCCTACAGGTGGACCACTGCGTTCATATATAGGATTGAAACTAGAAGTTTGGAAACAAATGAATTTGCGTATAAGTCCAGTTGCTGGAACGGGTCTCAACGCAGTAAGAACACTCCGTGCAGAGAAGAAAATGGGTGGTCGTAAGTCACGAAGCAAGAAGGCTCGTAAAACTCGTCGCAGAGTATAAATAAATGCCTAGTTTGGAAAAGCAGATTAAGACAGCAGAGAAGAAACTTGAAGCAGCAAGGGAGAAACTTAAAAAACTCTTTCCAGGCAAGTCAGATAGAGACATTAAAAATCTTATGGAATTCAAGGATGAGAGAGAAGACCCTAAAAAAGCAAGTGCCAATAAAACGGTGAAAGACCTTGAATCAAGAATCAGGTTCTTAAAACAGAATGGTGGAACTCTTCGTGTAAAGCGAGGTTCCAAGAAAACTCGTCGTCATTAATCTCTATCGCTTGGTAAACTCATAAGACCATACAACACACCGAAAAAGACTAATGTATGAAGCATGAATCCAAACGCTGTAGGGCACCCATTGACTGCAACTCCTGCGATCAATGAATTCACAAAGCGAAATGTAACTGGATTTGCTACAAGGAAAAACGCAAGAGCAGAATACAACGAATACTTGAACTTCAATCCTTCAGACTTGACTCCCATTTATAGTAGTTATAGAATTAGAATATTTCCCAAGAAGTGACCACTGCGATCTTGCCTTCTTTGCCTTCTATAGACCATGTATCCCAGTTGTGAATTTGTAGAACTTCATCACCACCAATCTTGGTGAAGGCATCTTGTGTGTGTTCAGGACAGGAAGTGTAGACAATCCATGGTCCATCCTCTTCAATATATGGAAGTTCATTGAGAATATCTAGTGCCCAATGGTCACCAACTTCGGTAACTTTGCCTGACTCGGTATACCTAAACTTACGTGAACACGTGACATATCCAAGAACATCGTCGCTAGGATTTTCAAGTAATAGCTCTTGGAGTGGATGTTTATCACACTCAGTATAGGGTAAAATCGTAAACCCAAGATCGCTGCCTCTGCAAATTAGTTTAGCCATGTTGTATACTAGTATACAACTCTATACGTGTAATCGGTTTTATTTCAACGTTTAAGATAAATGTCAAAAACTAGTATAATTGAAAACTACTATCTCACTGCTCCTGGTTTCCGAGAGTCACGATGGGCAGAAAAGATTGTACCTCATGCACCCTGGAACTACCCTATACAAGTTGCTACTTCTACACAATCATTCCCAACAGGTAAAGATGATGTAACTAATCTTAGAGACACACTTACAGAAGTTCTTAAAACTAAATATGATGGAAAAAAGGTTGATGATGCAGTTGCAAAAGGATGGGCAAAAGCAAGTCCATTTCAACCAGGTTGGAATCAACCATCTTCAGGATATAGTCAAAAAAGCGACACATATAATGCTTTTACATATGCTGAAAAGTTATTGGTTAATCCTGGATGGGAAGGAGCAATTATGAATGAAACTCCACCCATTCCTGTAACATTTCAGGATAAACACCTTGCTGGAAACTATACACAAGCAGATACAGAAATTTTTGAGCGTATAAAAACACGAGAACTCAATGATGGTTTAGTTAAAGATCATGGTCTAGAAGGATTATTTGGCGGTCTTCATCGTCGCAGAAAGTCTAAAAAATCTAAACGCGGTGGAAAGAAACGCAAGACTACTCGTAAGCACTAAAAAACGGATCTAGTTTTAACGATTTTACTTACTCTCCAATCGTTCAACGCGTTCCAACAAGTTTTTAAGAACAATCAGTACAGGTTCAATCATCAAGATCTTCTCTTGGTCATACTTTCGGGCAAGAGGTAGATTGTTCGAGTAACTGTTTCGTTCAACACATTGTTTCTTGAGTTCAATGAAGTTCTCAAGAACCATAATGGGATTGTTTCGTCTCTCGTCTTCACGTCTTTTCTTCTCTTCCAACTCTGCAATCTTTGCATGTAAGATCATCAACTCGTGTTCAACCGTATTCATTATATAGTTAAAAAGGCTGGATTCGTTAAGATTCTTTTTTTGCTTGTATCTTGACTTCTAATTGTTGTATTTTCTTCTGCGCTTCAACTGATTTTTTGAGTAAGTCTTTCTCTTTTACAAGATCATGAACACCTTCCTCTCGTCCATAGAAGATGTCCCAGTTTAGACTTTTGAGTGCTTCATACTCTGCTTTGAGTGTTTCGTATTCTGCTTTTGCTTTTCTAAGTTTGGATTCTAAGGTCTTCATCTTGCTATCATCTAGTTTGAAAAAATTAGTCCATTTTACATTTCAAAGTAAGGAAAGAATCATTAAGAACACTAAGAAACCAAAGAGACAACAAGAGATTGCGTTTTGTTTATTCATGATACGTTTGTGTATTCAAATGTAAAAACATCCATTTTAGAATGATAGTGATCGTTCACGGACTTCAGAATCTATGAAGTCAACATTCATCCACAAACTAGATGCATATCCGCTGAATCGTGTTACATTTGTGCGATGGATCGTATCCGCTAGACTTCCGTATTCGTAGGAATCATTTATAATTGTTCCATTGCTAAACAGACGTTCTAACGCCCAAGCAGTTAACATATCATCTGTAGGTTCCATTGGATTTCGTGGTGGAGTTGGAATGTTTGGAATATACCGATGACTATCACGAGCAATAATAATTGCTTCATCTACATTTCCAGCACTATCACGAAGTTCTTGGATTGCACGACTTCGTGTAACACCTGCTTCTTGAATTACTTGTGAAATACGATCTTCAGTCGTGAAGGTATACGGTGCAATACTAAACCATATACCTCTAATTGGTTCTACAACTTCTATTTTTTGAGGTGGATCTGGGCGATTAAGTTCAATGTCACTCAAAGCATGACGACACATAGGGCAGGTGGACGCATCAGAAGTCCATTTAGTCAAACACTTAATGTGGAAGGAATGGGAACAACTCAGAACACAGCAACCTGTAGTCTGAGTTATACTTTCATAGCAAATTGGGCAGTCAGTCATTTTTATCAGTTGAATCTGATTTAGTTTGGAGTTTTAAATCCATTTTAACATGGTGGTGTTGATATTCATTTAAACCTGAATCTCCTTAATCGTTCAATGGACGCACTCCGAGCACGTATTCAATCTATGCCTCTCCCTCAACGTCTTGCAAAACTAGATGAGATCATCCACTTTTTTCGTTCCAATAATTCACCCAAACACGCAGATGCATTTGTTGAAGTGAAAAATTGTTACCCTTCCTTCCCGTTTTTCAAAGATGAAGAGGCGTTTCGTCTCTATCTAGCGTGGTGTCGTATTGTTCAATTGCCCATTCACGGACCGTTTGCCCACATTCTTCAAGGTTAAACATTCTTCAATGAACTTTTCTTCTCCAAGTCTCGCAATTTGCTGCATAGTCCTCATAGTCCATCCAAACGAGAAACCAGAATGTCCAGTATATTCAAGATGTCTATTGATAAGTCTGAGTTCTTCATCATCCGTAAATGTATACCCTCCAACTGGTTCCTTTTTCATGTAGTCCCACATCTTAGTCTTTTCAATTGCTTGGTAAGCGTCCTGTAACATTTCTTGTTCATCTTGATCATATCCGAGTTCAATAAAGTCAATCATTTTGTAATGAAATCCAAACCTAAAAAGTTTTGGATTCCATTTTTTACACGTTCAGAAGACCTCATCCGGTTCATACAAACACCCTCCAATTCCCATATGACCCTGTTGATTTAACACGTTGTATTGACAACCATAACACATTGGTGGATACACCTTTCGCCACCACTTTTGAATTTTTAGTACTGACTCTAAGTACTCTTCTTCATCTGGATCAAAGGAAATTGGAGAAAGATCTTCACATCCAAATCGTTCAATCCAACACGATGCGCAATACCCATTTGCTCCCACTGTAATTTCAAAATCACACCCTGGACAATGTTCGGATTCATACGACATACTTGACATTTAACATTGAAAAATGATTAGTTGGATGGACTTAAATCCATTTTGGACAATCTTGGACGTTCTAAGAACAATCATCACAGTCGTCATTGATGTTATGCCTAACATCACGGTCAGCATAGTAACAGTGAATACATTGTCCAACCATATCTGAGATACTCACTTCACCGCAAGGACACTTTTTAGGTGGGTTTTCCTTACATTTATAGCAAATATCAGTTGCTTCATCACCTTCTTTGAGACTATACAGGTCTCCACATTCATCACATTGACATGTTCTGCATGAATAAGGATACACTTTACAATCTTTACACTCTGCAAATCCGCAGAAGTCTCCATCGGACATCTGAATATTTTTATCAATCCAACACTTACTACAGAATCCAAGCGCCCAAACATCATCCGATGTTCCACATTTACCACAGGTATCCACTTCAGGAGGTGAGCATTTAACACACAAGTCACCTCGTTGATTCACTTGACTATGACACTTTCGGTTCTTACAGAAATAAATCATCTCTTCAACTTCAATTTCGCTGTTCATTTTCTTTATCACCCACTACACTATTTTTTGGGTGATTGAAATCCATTTTGAATGATTCCTGGTTAGAAATCGATCAAAAAATATTTAGTTGCCTAACTTACCCTTCATTGCCTTCCATGCGAAGCAGGCAACGAGAGCAAAGACAATGGAGTGAGTGATGTTAACAGTCATGGTTGAAGCGCCAGGTGGTAATCGGACCAAAACACCTGGAATCAAGAAGTAGAAGATCACTGCAAAAAAGATGAGTTTGCCGTACATTTGTTTGTTCTTTATTTAGAATTTATTTACCACGCGTTCCAAAAAAGTCATGGAATACATGTTTCAACTTGTCATCTAACGTACCTAAGAATACAAAGACTGCATAAATGAACATTGTTTGTCCACCAAAGGATTCAAGATATACTTCAAGTGCTGAGGTGACTGGCAAAACTGGAATAAGACTATTAACATAATAGGTGACCCAAAAGCATACAAATATAATGACGGATACTTCTGCACAGACATCTGCAAGTTGATAGATGTTGGATTGCTTCTCCCAGTTTTCGTCAAAATCAGGGAATACGCGCCACATAGACCAGGATAGTAGACCACCTAAAAATACGTAGAAAATTGACATGAATATCAAGTTGATCGTTAAATTGAAAATATGACCCTTGACGGATGGAATCACATGTAGTCCAATACTTTTCATTATTTAAACATAAGACAATATCAATAGTATGTCAGCACTTAGAACTTGGGGAAAACACTTAGTCTTAGACGCAGCAGGGTGCTCTCCTAAAATGATTGGATGTCCAATTGTGATCGGAAACTTTACAAAAGACTTGGTACGACGCATTGATATGAAAGCTTACGGCGACCCTCAAATTGTCATGTTTGGAACTGGCAACAAGAAGGGATACACGCTCATTCAGTTGATTGAGACTTCTAACATTGCGGCACATTTCGTAGAAGAGAACAACTCCATGTATTTGGACGTGTTCTCCTGTAAGGACTTTGATCCAGCAATTGTGAAGGAAGTGGTTCGTGAGTATTTTGATGCACAACGATTTAGTTCAAGGGTTTTCTTGCGACAGGCTCCTCTTGAAAAGTTAGCTTAAGGATCTTGCATTAAGCAGACACCTGTAGTCGTTCGTGTTCCATCGGGACAATTCTTTGCTTTCTGTTGAGTAGATAGATCGGTAAAGTGTTCGGGGACAACTCGTTGAAGAATATAGAACGCAACTGCAAATCCAAGAATATATAGCAACCACTTAGAGGCTTTCGTCATTTATCTCTACATCATCAAAATCAAAACTGAAGGTGAAGGTGAACACAACCCCTTCAGAATTTGTATATGTGTGCGTGAAATCCATACTTTAAACTGTGAAATAGATCTTCTTGATCCAATCGCGATCAGTTCGGTAGATGTTTGCACGGGTGGGCGCTACGTTTTTATTCAAGACCGCAATGGCGTTCAATTTACGCAGTGTTGAAAGAGGACCATACTCACTGACTGCTTTGATAAGCGACCTATGACGTTTCTCTGCTGAATCATTGTGATCGTATCCAGCATCCTTGAGATCACCTTGTTTGAGTGGTCCAATGACAGAAGGTCCCTTTCCTGGTTTTCCTTTGTTCTTGATACAAGACGCTTTGACACGATAGGTAGTTCCTCGATTCAAAAGACGTCCAAGAATTGTCTTCTTCTTACGTGTTGCAGTATATCCTTCTCTAAGAATCTGTCCAGATGGACATGTTTTTCCGCCTTTTAAAAGACTTGAGATGCGAGTATCATCTTCATGCATTTGTTAATCTATGGTATTTTTTCGGTTCGGACAGGTAGAACAACCTTGTTGAGGAGCTTCTAAACGTGACTTCCACATATACATGAAGAAAACAACGATTGCAAGTAAAGTGACGCCTAACATTACCATTTACTTACAAGATAGAAATCCTTCCTCTTAAAAAATCTGGTCATTTTGTAATGAAAGGTGGAGGAAACTGTTCATCTACTAGTGATACTGCATGTGAGGTCCCTGGAAGGGTTCCTGAAAAGGTCCCTGTGGATGAATCAAAACAAGTTCTTCTACGAATTCAAGAGTGTAGAAAGAAGATTGAAGCACTAGAGAATGAAATACGAGCAATGCCTAAAAATACTGATCATGAAAGGACTATGGCAAAGATTAAAGTAGTGAGTCTACGAGGACAACGTGAACATTGTAAACGATTAGAACAACTTTGGCATGGAAAGAAACAACTTGGTAAGAGTAGACGCTCACTTAAACATCGTAAAACTCATAAGAGAAGATGGGCATACCGTACTACGTTGCGTCGCTCTTAAGAAAACATAAACATATTCAAAAAGACGTTGGAAATATGCGTCTAGACTGTCAAGTATTAGGATTGGATTTTAATGCATTTATTCATACCTATTTGAAACCTGAGAACCCCATTGGAAGTGTCGTAGTAGCATTACGGAACTTCTTACGGGATGTAGCCTGTGGAAAGAAAGTATTGATTGCATTGGATGGATTGGTTCCC